ATAAATATATTTCTAAAAATATAGATAAATACAAATCTAAATAAGATTTAAATAAATAGATAAGACAACTGAAGTCTATTCAAATGCCAAAAAAGAAAACCTTAAAATATTGGAAGACTAAGATAGATAAGGTATTTCACGAATACATAAGGAGAAGGGATGCAGATAATAACACTGGTTATTGTAACTGTATAAGTTGTCAAAAAAGAATACACTTCACAGAAAGCGATGCTGGTCACTTCATATCAAGAGGTAAGCTATCTACTCGCTATGACTCCAGAAACGTTTATAGCCAATGCAGAAAATGTAATAGGTTTGAATATGGTAGGCAGTATGAATACTCTTTAGCATTAGGAGACCAGCTATCAGAAGAACTACTTATAAAGTCAAGAGAAATATGTAAACTATCAGATGATGAGTGGTTAGATATATTCAACAATTACAACACTAAATTAATAGAGATTAAAAAGCTACAAAATTTTTAAGTTACATATATAATTAGTATATTTGTTTAAATAGATTTTTTGTTTTTGTTTCAAATTTGTTTTTTTAAGAGCCTTTCAGAAATGAGAGGCTTTTTGTTTATAATTTGTTTATTAAGTTTTTTTTTATATATTTGTTATATTATTAATTAAAACAGAAACAAATGTATTTACAAGAACGATTAAAACCTCAGCATCAAGCAAGGTTAAAAAACAAGAACTTTGAATATCCTTTAGTGGTAGAAGAAGTAACTCAAGAGTTAGAGAGCAAGACTAAAGTAAGTGATTTAAGCTATGGAGTTGTTATGAGCTTACACACTTTACTAAGCTACTATGAAAGTCCTTACGAACTATTTAAAGAGGTGTAATATGACATATTCAGAAGACGTAAAAAGAACATCAAGCCCAGACACTATAGACTACTTAAACGCAAGAATAGAAGCGTTAGAACTAAGAGTAGAATACTTAGAAGCACAAAATGAAATCTTAAATAAACAACAATGAATAAACAAAAACTAACAGATTTGTATAAGAAATACAATCTAACAAAAGAAGACTTTTTTAAACATCAACACTACACTATTATTACAAGACAAGGTATAGATAAGATACAAGCCTTAGAACAGATGTCTGTAAACTATGAAGTAATAAGATGTGAGCCTAACTATGCTGTATTTAAAGCAATAGCTGATAAGGATGGTAAACGTATAGAAACCTTTGGTAGTGCCTTAAAAGGAGACACTTACAAAGAATCAAATACTAACTCTTGGTACGTTGCCGAGATGGCAGAAAAAAGAGCTATGAGTAGAGCAGTTCTTAAACTCACAGGATTCTATGAATTAGGAGTCTTTGGAGAAGACGAATCAGAATCGTTTAAAAAACCTACACAAATAAAAACCCTTTAATATAAATAAATATGAGTGCATTAATTAATTTTAGTTTAAATGTAGCAAAGCTACCAAAAGAGAAGTTTATTGCTGGTAAAGATGGAGCAGTTTATGTAAACCTTACAATGTCAGTAAACGATGAAACAAGATACGGAAACAATACAGGTATCTATGTAAGCCAAACACAAGAAGAAAGAGAGGCTAAAAAGAAAAAAGATTTTTTAGGTAATGGTAAGGTCGTTTGGAATAGTGGTTCAATAGCAAACGCTACAAAAGAAGAACAGCAAGAGCCAGTTACTCAAGCAGCAGAGGCAGATGGACTGCCATTTTAATTTTTTCTTATAACTAAGGGGTCTTAATTGACCCTTTTTTTATACCTTTAAGCGAAACAAAAACAAAAACAATATAATGACAGAAGAAAAAACAACACATAATATGCTTATGGAACTAATAGCTGAAGAATGCACTATAGATGCTTCTGAGGTTATAGAGTATCCACCTACTGCTTTAAGCTTTGGACATTCTACCATACAAACAAAAAACGGAGAAGTTAAGTATCCAATTAGTTTAGGTAGCTTGGGAAATATATCAGTAATCACAGCTCCACCAAAATCTAAAAAAAGTTTTTACTGCTCTCTTTTAGCGAGTATTTATTTAAGTGGTGCTAATAACTTTGGCGGTAAATTAAGAGGACATAGAGAAGGAAGGTCTTTAATACATATAGATACAGAAATGGGACACTGGCACGCAGCCAGAAGTTTTAATAGAGTAAGACAAATGAGTCTTTTTAAAGACAAAGATTCTTATAAAACATTTGCTTTACGGACTATTGGATATAAAGAAAGATTGGAGTTCTTAGAATATACTTTAGAACAAAACAAAGGTAAAAACGGACTTGTCATTTTAGATGGTGTGGCTGATTTGGTCGCTGATGTTAACGATTTAATATCTTGTAATGAATGTGTAGCTAAATTAATGAAACTTTCTACTATTTATAATACACATATTTTATGTGTGATTCATCAGAACTTTGGAAGTTCAAAATTAGGCACAGGTCATTTAGGTTCATTCCTTGAGAAAAAGGCAGAACTTGTTACATCTTTAGAATTAAACACAACAAATAAAGACCTTGTAACAGTTAAGTGTATGCGAAGCAGAGGATATCCATTTGAAACATTTAGCTTTACTATTAATGAGTTTGGTTTGCCTTGTATTTTTGCAGACATATACGACCCATTAGAATACTATGTACCAAGAACCTTAACTAAATCAACCTTATGATAGAGTTAAAAATAACAAAAGAAATTATTGCAGAAGCTAAAAAACTATATGATTTTGGAATATTAAACAACAGTTACACACAAGGAGAAGGCAATAAATGTGGTGCTTTAGGAGAGGTTTTAGTTAGAGAATATTATAACGCAATTCAAAAAAATACATTTGACTACGATTTAATAATACACAATAAAAAGATAGATGTAAAAACCAAAAGGCATAATGCAAATCTAAAACCAAATAGTAACTGGACAATGAGTCTTTTTGCTTTTAATACTAAACAAAAGTGTGATTACTACTGCTTTGTTGGTATGGCTGATGATTACAAAAAAGCCTATTTATATGGGTTCATTGCAAAAGATGAATTTTACAATACTGCAATATTTAGAAAAAAAGGAGATACTGACCCAAACGGAAGTAAATTTAAATTTAGAGAAGATAGTTATAGTATGAAGATATCTGAATTAGACTTTAATTTAAAATAAAATGAAATCATTAGTAGAACTGGCTTACGAAAAACACAAAGATTGGATAAACATAGTAAAATCATTCGGTGCTAATAAAAACTATGCTGAGGATATTGTTATGGAAATGTATGTCCAGCTTATATTCGACATAAAAAAAGGATTAGACCTTTCTTACAATGATGACGTCAACACTTACTACATATATAAGGTATTGCGAGGAATATACTTAAACACCCACAAGAAAGAGGCTAAGTTTCTTAAGACTTACATAGAGGATATAAACGGAGAGATAAAAGAAGTAGAGGACTTAGGTATAGACGAGGTAGAATATGCTAAACGTAAAGATAGTATAGATGAAATACTAAAAGAGATGTACTGGTATGACTCAAAGGTATTTAGTTTAGTAGCTTCTGGTAAAAGTGTAGCATCACTAAGTAGGGATACTAAGATAAGTTATTACAGTCTATACAACACTTACAGAACAGCACTTAAAAATATAAAAGACAAATTATGAGTTTGAAGGTTAGTGATAAAAGATATAGTCAATGCCAGAAAGATGGCAACTATTACGAAGAGTTATTTAAAAGTAAAATATTAAATTTAGGTTACAACTTTAAAAAATCTACACAAAAAGAAGATTGGTTTAAACATATAGATTGTTATGTAAATGGTTATGGGGTTGATGTCAAAGGTAATAGGCACTTAGAGACTATATGGCTTGAAATATTAAACGTTAATGGCAATAAAGGTTGGTTGCAAGGAGAGGCTTATTACATTGCGATGTTTATAAAAGAGCTTGAGTTTTTTAGTATTTATAAAAGAATAGATTTATTAAATTTTATAAAAAAAAATACAACTAAATATACTGAAACAAAAAAAGACTATAATAAATTCTACACTCGTAAAAAATGGGGTAAAAAAGATATTTTAGTTAAGTTTAGATACAATGATATAAAACACTTAGAATTAAAACAGTTATGAGATTAGGAGATTTAGTATATTACATTACTTACTACACAGGTATAAGGTTTATATGGAAAAAGATAAACCCAGACTGTGGATGTGATAAACGCAGAGATGAGTGGAACGATATAGATTTAGACTTATGGAAATAGAACACAGAGAACAATGGAAGCAGTTTAAGGCTGATGTTAAAGGAAAACTAACAAGAGAACAATATAAGCTCTTATGTCAACTTCATTCAGTCTACTACAAGCATAAGTACACAGAACCTTGTAGCTGTAACCCAAAGAGATTAGTTCAATGGATTAATGAAATAGATAAGATTTATGACAAAAATTAAAGACATACATAGGTGGGAGCAGTCAGTAGTAACACTACTAAACTTAGATGGTTGGACATTAAATCATACTGGAGAAGGTAGTGTAAGCTGGGATGCTGAGGGTACAACTCCAAAATCTCAAGACTGTGTTATAGAGATGAAGTTTAGAAATAAATACTATGAGACCAAGATAATAGAAAAGGCTAAGTTTGATAAACTAATAGCCACAGGAAAGGTAGCTCTGTATTTTGTAAACGACCCTAAAGGAAACTATCTATTTTGGCTTAACAACTTAAAAGACTTAGAGGTAAAGAAAATGTACTGTCCAGACACAACGCTTTGGGGAAGCAAGAAAGTTTCTAAGCCTTGTTATTTACTTAAAGAAAGTGATGCAGCTATTGTGAATATCAATGAAGAAGACACAGAGCTGGGAATATGGGATAGCTATTTTAAGATGGAAGACTAAAAAAAATAAAAAAAAGTGTTTATAATTTGTTTATAACGTTTATTATGTTGTATATTGCAATATATTAATAAAAAAAAACAATATTATGACAACTTTAAAAAACAGTACAATTTCAGAAATTATATCAAAAACATCGTTTAAGCCATACAGTTTAGCAGCAGATTTATTAATAACAGGAATGAATTGTGGCTTTAGTTTTATCTTGTCTTACAAGATGGCAAAACAATTAAGTAAATAAAAACAATAGGGGTGTAAAAACCCCTTTAATATTATGACACAATTAGACGATTTAAACCAAGAGTTAAAAGACATCGAAAGAACACTAAGAACAGAAGTTCCTAAAGATGTGAAACAAAAACTACTTAAGAGAAAAGAAATAATTAGAAGTATAATTTATAACATTTACTAAAAACCAAATAAAATGAAAAAGACAAAGACAGGATTACACATTGATGTAAAAGACAAAAGAATTAAAGTTTACACAGAGAAAGAACTTCAAAAGATTAGAGAGAAGGAAATGATGAGAGATGATATAGTTATAGTATTCACTCTTTCTGGATTACTTATCTGCATAGGTATTTTAATAGGTATTTCTTTATAATGACCTTACTACAAAGACAGTCTTATGTATTATGGTTTAACTTTATATCTGACAGGGTTATTAAGTGGTCTGATGCAAAGCCAAAGAACAAAGACCTTAAGCATTTTATACAAGGTGTTAGTGAAATAGGACAATATGTTAACCAACTTAATATAGAAAACAAAGTACTTGAACAAAGAGTAAGTGCTGTAAGAGATAGTAAGAACCAAACTATCTTAGAGCTTAACAAACAAATAGAAGACTTAGAAAACAAATTAAAACAATATAATATATGAGTTACTTAGATTCTTATATAGATGAACCAGACGAGTTAACGGAATGTAGAACTTGTGGAACTGAAACTAATGGAGATACTTACTGCTCTAAAAATTGCTACAACTATGACACAGAATAAAATACAACTATTAGATGGAAAGCATTACGATAGAGCAGAACTGCTTAAGCGTATGGATGATGATTCATTTTACTATGGAGAACTAAATAAGTTAGCTCTTAGTAGTAGTAGCCTTAAACAGCTTCTATCAAGCCCAAAGACTTATAACTTTAGTTTAAAGTATGGTACTGCTGAAAGTCAACCCTTAAGAGTTGGGTGGCTTTTTCATACCGCTATATTAGAACCAGAGGTATTTGCAGCACAAACCTTTATAGATGTTCAATCTAAGAACACAAAGAAGTTTAGAGAAGCTAAAGCAGAGAACCCAAGAGTATTTACTATTAAGGAGCGTAACAACGCTGATAGGCTTGTAGATGCGTTCTATCGTAACGAACACGCTAAAGAGCTAATAACCAAAGCAGAGTTTGAGATACCAGCTATAGATAACGTATTAGGTATGCCATTCAGAGGCAAGGCAGATGTATTAGCTACTAATAGAATAGTAGACCTTAAGACAACCACAAATATAAAAGACTTTGCTTGGAGTGCTAAGAAGTATGGCTATGATGTTCAATGTTACTTATACTGTAACTTATTTAATAAAAACTATGATGAGTTCTTCTTTTTAGCTTTAGACAAAGGCTCACTTGACATTGGTATCTTTAACTGCTCAGAACAGTTTTACTATCAAGGAAAAGAAAAGGTAGAGAAAGCTATTGACTTATACAATAAGTTCTTTATAGAGGGAAACGATTTAGATAACTATTGCTTAACAGGAGAATTATGAAACAGAAGAAACACACACAGATACAACGCATACTAAGACTTGAGAACATAGTAGCTCAGCTCTATGTAAAGGTAGAGGCACTAAAACTAATAGTAGACAAAGAAAATAAAGAAACAGATAAACAACCAAAATAATATGAGAGCAACCTATTTACATTACGAGAACGGAAAAGGCTACGACGTTATAGACTTCATAAAAGATTATGAACTAAACTTCAATAGAGGTAATATAATTAAGTATGTTTGTAGAAGTGGAAAGAAAGACGATGAGTTAAAAGACTTAGAGAAAGCAGCAGACTACTTAAGGAGAGAGATAGAATACTTAAGAGAGCAACAAGAACAATGGATAGAAAAAAATAAATAAGATGTATATAAACATAGAAGTAAAAGACTCAGAAAGAAAAGACTACTATAAGTTCCTAATAAACGGAGTAAACTTAGGAGAGTGGGAGAGAAGCGATTTAAGACACTTAATTGAAGTGATAGATAACAAAATATAAATATGACATTAGAACAGTTAAAAGATATAATAGACAACGAGTATAGTTTAAATATAGCAGAAAGAAATAGGTCAAGAGAACATTCATACGCAAGAAAGGTGTATTGTAAGTTAGCACGAGATAAAGGCTTTACATTACAGTCAATAGGGGAATCAATAGGTATTAATCACGATGCTGTGTATTATCATTGGAGAACGTTTCAAACAATAGAGAATAAGGACTTGATTATATACAAAAAAGTAAAACAATACTTTAAAAACCCAGAGGTTATAGATATCAAAACACTACATAAAGCAGAGATACAAAAATATGAAACAAAGATAACAGACTTACTAATAACTATAGACAAACTAAAGAACAACACAAGCACGACACATAAACAACAATTAGTAAATGATACAGTAAACATATTTAAAGAATGGGATGACGAAACCTTAAAAGAGTTTAAAGATACACGCTTAGACCCGTTTAACAAATCATTAAAGCACAGAGTCAAACCAAAGACAATAAAAGAAGTTAAAGGTGCATTACTAAACAACAGGGTTAAGAATCCTGTACTGTGCTAAAAAAAAGTAAAACTGTTTATATATTATTGAATAAACAATTTATTTCAATTATGGATAAAAGAAAAAATAACGGAGGAGCAAGAGAAGGAGCTGGAAGAAAGCCAAAGGCACAAGAGCAAAAACTAATTGAGAGATTAGATGCTATGATAGACAAAGACATAGCAGTAGGTAAATTAGGAGAGTTAGTTGTTAAGGGCGATATAAGAGCCTTACAGCTGTATTTAAGCTATCGTTATGGAAAACCTAAGGAAAGTATAGACCTCAACTCATCGGAGGGCTTAAACATCAATTTTAGAGATTTAATAAAGTTTGTTGACTAACCATTGATTGAAGTAAAAAAGAAATATCTGCCTATTGTTGAAACAGACAGTAGGTATTTTATAGTAAGTGGTGGGCGTGGTTCTGGGAAGTCATTTTCAGTAAACGCCCTTTTAGTTATGCTTACTTATGAAGCTGGGCATACTATCCTATTTACAAGATACACACTAACCTCAGCATACATATCTATCATACCAGAGTTTATAGACAAGCTTGAACAGTTTGGTTCTATGGAACACTTCCACATAACTAAGGATGAGATACTAAACAAAAAGACTGGAAGCAAGATAATCTTTAGAGGTATAAAGACATCAAGCGGAGACCAGACTGCAAACCTTAAATCTTTACAAGGTATTACTACTTGGGTAGTAGATGAAGCAGAGGAACTAACAGACGAGCAGAAGTTTGATACTATAGACTTATCGGTTAGACAGAAAGGAAACAAGAATAGAGTTATCCTAATACTAAACCCTACAACCAAAGAGCATTTCATTTATACAAGGTTCTTTGAATCTAAAGGAGTGCAAGAGGGTAGCAATATAACAAAAGACAATACTACCTACATACACACCACATACATAGACAACATAGACAACCTATCTAAAAGCTACATAGAGCAGATAGCTCAAATGCGTGAACGTAGACCAGAGAAGTACAAACAACAAATGTTAGGTGCTTGGCTTAATAAAGCTGAGGGTGTTATATTTGATAATTGGACAATAGGAGAGTTTAAGAGAACAAGCGTAAGTGTATGGGGTCAAGATTACGGATTCGCAGCAGACCCTTCTACATTGGTTGAGGTTAACATAAACAGTAGCACTAAGACCATCTACCTAAAAGAATGTTTCTACTTACAAAGACTAACTACTACACATATAGCAGACTTAAATATTAAACACGCTAAGGATGGTTTGATAATAGGGGATAGTGCAGAGCCAAGATTACTAAGCGAGATAAAAGCAAAGGGGTGCAATGTAAAACCAAGCATTAAAGGACAAGGAAGCGTTACATACGGAATAAGCCTATTACAAGACTATGACTTAGTAGTAACACCAGAAAGCACCAACCTCATCAAAGAGCTAAACAACTACAGTTGGCTTGAAAGAAAGTCTAATACACCAGTAGATAAATGGAATCACTTAATAGATGCTATAAGGTATGCAGTAGGCTACCAACTACAAAACCCAAACAGAGGTAAGTATATTGTATCTTAGTCCCTAAAATAAATTAAAAACGTTTATATATTAATAAGTAAAAGAATATGAAAGTAAATCTTAAAATACCTACAAGCCTAAACGAGATAACACTTGGTCAATATCAAGAGTTCTCAAAGTTAGATAATGATACAGAAATAAAGCCTGTAGATATTCAATTAAAGATGATTGAGATATTCTGTAATGTATCGGACTTAGTGGTTAGAAATATGAAAGCTACAGACATAACAGAGATATGTAATATCTTAAATAATATGTTTGATACAGAACATCAGCTTGTAAATAGGTTTAAACTAAATGGGGTTGACTATGGTTTCATACCAGAGCTTGATGATATGACTTTTGGGGAGTATGTAGACTTAGATACATTCATAGGAGATAATGATAACTTACATAGAGCTGCAAATGTTTTGTTCAGACCTATAGAGTTTAAAAGAGGAGACAGATATACTATTAAAGATTATGATTCTGACACAAGTGAAGTAGCTAAAGAATTTCCTTTAGATGTAGTGCTTGGAGCTATTGTTTTTTTTTATCGTTTAGGGAAAGACTTGTCGGTAGCTATGATGAACTCTTTGGACAAGAAGAACGAGAAGGATTTAGCACAGTATCTAATTTCACATCCAAATATGGATGGTTCAATTCACTCTATGCAATCGCTAACGGAGATATTACAAAATTTGAACATATCACTAAATTAAATGTACACGAATGTTTAACATTCTTAGAATACACAAAAGAAAAAAACCAAATAGAAGCATCACAGATAAAAAGTAAATTTAAGTAATATGAGCAATACAGGGATAAGAGGATTTTACCAACTGACAGAAACTATAAAGACACAGTTACTAAGTGATGTAAACGTAAACACAGTAACAACTGGGGATATATTCGACATAGACTTATCTAAGCAAAGTATCTTTCCTTTAAGCCACATAATCATAAACTCTGTTACAACACAAGAGCAAGTATTATTATTTAACATTACTGTAATGGCAATGGATATAGTAGATGAGAGCAAAGAAAAGACAGAAGATATATTCAGAGGCAATAACAATGAGCAAGATGTACTTAACACACAGTTAGCAGTATTAAACAAATTAGTAATGGTATTGCGTAGGGGTACACTTTATAGTGATAAGTTCCAATTAGAGGGAGATGCAACGTTAGAGCCTTTCTATGAAAGGTTTGATAATCGTTTAGCTGGGTTTGCTGCTACTATGGACATAGCAATACACAACGACATAAGTATATGTTAGCAGACCAATACTTAAGGGATGAGTTAAACAAGTTTGCTAAGTATGTTATTCAGCAGAGTAGAAGTAATTTATCTAAAACTAAAAAGAACGCTTCTAAGGAACTTTATAATTCTTTAGGGTATGATATAAGCGAGAGTGCTAAAACAACCTCATTAGCTTTTGAAATGGCTGATTATGGTAAGTTTCAAGATAGAGGGGTAAGTGGTAAAGAAAAGAAATATAACACACCTTACTCATATACAACAAAGATGCCACCACCAAAGGCTTTTGATAAATGGGTAATAAGAAAAGGAATAGCACCAAGAGGTAAAGGTGGAAA